TCCAGGAAGCACGAGAACAGTTTGAAAAAACTGTCGCTCCTGTCGAAGTCAATTTGGTTCCCGAGAAAGATTCTAATTATATTCCTTTCGGTAACTTTAATGATCTTAAGAAAATCATCAAGTCCCGAGTTTTCTATCCTACCTTTATTACTGGTCTCTCAGGAAATGGTAAAACTGTCTCTGTAGAACAAGCATGTGCTCAACTAAATAGAGAGTTGATCAGAGTCAATATTACTATTGAAACCGACGAGGATGATCTTATTGGTGGTTTCCGTCTTGTTAATGGTGAAACTGTTTGGCATAACGGACCTGTCGTTGAAGCTCTTGAGAGGGGAGCTGTACTTCTTCTAGATGAAGTTGATCTTGCATCTAATAAGATCTTGTGTCTGCAATCTATCCTTGAGGGTAAGGGTGTTTTCCTGAAGAAAATCGGGAAATTTGTCCAGCCTTCCCTTGGGTTTAATGTTGTCGCGACTGCTAATACTAAGGGTAAGGGTTCTGAGGATGGTCGTTTTATTGGAACTAATGTTCTCAATGAAGCATTCCTTGAACGATTTGCACTCACCTTTGAACAGGAATATCCTACTCCTACTGTAGAATCTAAAATTCTTCAGAGTCTTGCTACTTCAATGTCACTTAATTGTGAGGAATTTGTATCCAACCTGACACGTTGGGCAGATATCATTCGCAAGACATTTGCTGAAGGTGGTGTTGATGAAGTTATCTCTACACGTCGTTTGACTCATATTCTTCGTGCTTATTCTATCTTTGGAAATGAGATGAAGTCTATTACTGTCTGTCTGAATCGTTTTGATGAAGAAACCAAACAGTCATTCCTTGATCTTTACGATAAGATCATGACCCCTCTGGATGATGCAGATCAACAAAACCAGCCTATTGACGAACCCGACCTCAACTGATATAATATATGGAGTTATCTTTAACTGAAAAAGAGTGGAAGAGCATTATCTCTGCTCTTCGACTGGGTGGTGATACCGCCCTCTATCAAAAACTTAATACTGCTATTGACCTCAAAGAAAGGGGTCTACCATACAAAAAAATTCTCCGTGAAAAATACGGTTATGTCATCTAACACATTTAAATATAATGAAGACGAACTCCTTCAAGAGTTGCGTGATTACATTATCAGCACTTACACTCAGCACTACTCTGCTGGAAACGATTCTATCCAAACCTTGGATCTAATTGAAGCATGTGGAGACGCTGAAGCATTCTGCCGAAGCAACATACTCAAGTATGCTTCACGCTATGATAAGAAGGGAACCGCCCGTCGTGATCTCATTAAGATTCTTCACTACGGGTTGTTATTGCTCCACTTCTCTGATAAAACTAACATTACTGAAACCTACCCTCAATGAACATTTCCACTGAAACTCTGAATGTTTTGAAAAACTTCTCCAGTATCAGTCCATCTTTGGTGGTCAAAACTGGTAGTATTCTTCGTACTATTTCACCTATGAAGAATATCTATGCGAAGTTCCAATCTCCTGAAGTATTTGAAAGAGATTTTGCTGTTTATGATTTGAACGAGTTTCTTGGTGGTCTTTCGCTATTCAAGGATCCTGAGTTTGCATTTGATGAAACTCATGTAAAAATCAAAAGTGGTCGATCTGCATCGATGTACTTTTATTCTGATGCAAGTGTCATCTCTGCTCCGCCAGAAAAAGATATTCCACTTCCATCCGAAGATGTTACTTTCCAACTTTCTGATGAAGATCTGAATTCACTTCTCAAAGCCTCTTCTGTCTATCAACTTCCTGATCTGTCTCTGATCGGTGATGGTAATGAAATGCAGTTGATTGTACGAGACAAGTGTAACGATAGTTCCAACACTTACAATGTATCTGTTGGTGAAACTAGTTCTACTTTCTGTTTTAATTTCAAAGTTGAAAACCTCAAAATTCTGCCTGGAGTCTATGATGTAACTATCTCAAGTCCGAATCTGTCTATTTTCAAACACACTCGACTTGACCTTTGCTACTGGATTGCACTTGAACCTGACTCCACTTATGAATCGTAAAAATTTCCTTTGGGTTGAACAATACCGTCCTCAAAATGTTGATGACTGTATTCTTAATGATGATGTAAAAAATACTTTCAAGGAATTTATCGAACGAGGAGAAATCCCCAATCTCCTCCTCTGTGGTCCTGCTGGTATCGGAAAAACTACAATTGCTAAAGCACTCTGTAATGAACTTGGGGTAGACTCTTATGTAATTAACGGATCCGATGAAGGAAGATTTCTGGACACAGTACGAAACCAAGCAAAGAACTTTGCTTCGACCGTTTCGCTACAAGGAAATGGTAAACCAAAAGTCATCATTATTGATGAAGCTGATAACACAACCAACGATGTACAACTCCTCCTTCGGGCGAATATTGAGGCGTTTCATAGCAACTGCCGATTCATATTTACCTGTAACTACAAAAACAAAATCATTGAACCGCTCCATTCGAGATGCGCCGTCTTTGACTTCTCTTTCAAAGGAAGAGAAAGAGCTTCTATTGCATCAAAATTCTTTACGCGAGTCACAAAAATCCTTCGTGAAGAACAAGTTGAGTTTGATCCCAAGGTTGTTGCGGAAGTTGTCCAAAACTATTTCCCAGATTTCAGAAGAACGCTGAATGAGTTGCAGAGATATTCTGCATGTGGTAAAATTGACACTGGCATTCTGACTTCAATGTCAGAAGTAAACCTGACTGGACTTATTGACTCTCTGAAGGGTAAAGACTTTGGTGGTGTTCGTAAATGGGTTGTTGATAACCTAGACAATGATGTTTCGGTGGTAATTCGTAAAGTCTATGATGCACTTTACAATGCACTTGAACCGATGTCTGTTCCACAAGCTGTTCTGATTCTTGCTAAATATCAGTATCAGGCTGCATTTGCTGCAGATCAAGAGATCAATACTCTTGCTTGTTTTACTGAACTTATGTGTGATTGCAAATTTAAATGATTTTGAACCCAGAAGATACTCTATATGCATATGGTAAAATCCATGAAGCATATGATGGAGTACAACGTATTGATGATTATTTTCGCATGAAGAAGATGGAGAGGATCAATAAGATTCCTACTCCTCTTTTTGGTATGTCACTGGAAGATGAACTCTTTCAAAACTTTGACATAGATCCGAATGATATGAATTTCAAGATCGTATTACCTGATCACGGAACCTTCAATACCCTTCTGGAAATGACCGCCTCATTCACCTATGAGGACGCGCCTGGTAAAGAGATGAAACTGATGATCCAGGAGACCACCACAGGCACCGTTGTGGGGTTCATCAAACTGGGTTCACCAATCATTAACTCTAAACCAAGGAACGAGTACCTTGGAGGGGTGCCTGACCTCACCATTTTCAACAAGCGCGCTATCATGGGATTCATCATTGTCCCTGTGCAACCGTTTGGATATAATTATCTTGGTGGTAAACTGCTGTCTCTAATTTGTGCGAGTCACGAAGTTAGAGAGATGCTAAATAAAAAGTACAACACAGAAATGTGTTTGTTTGAGACTACATCTTTGTATGGAAACATCAAAGGTACAAGTCAGTATGATGGTCTAAAACCATATGTCAAATATCTTGGCGATACCGACTCTAAGTTTCTTCTTACCTTACCAGATTCTATCTACCACGATCTACACAAATGGTTTATTGAAAAGAACGATGGTGAACAACTTATTCACAAAGGTGCTTCTAGTAGAAAACTAAAAGTACAAACAAAGATGATTTCAATCATCCGTAATTCTTTGAAGGAACATTATCCAGATAAGTTTGTTGAGTTTAAGCAGTTCATTGAAAGTCGTCAGGACGTTACTACAAAGAAAAGATTTTATATATCTGATTATGGTTATGAAAATGTTAGAGATGTGCTACTAGGTAAGACAGATAAATTGGTAGAGAACAAGATAAACTTTGACAAATTTTATCTGGAAAATATGGTAAAATGGTGGAAGAATAAAGCATCTAAAAGGTATGCCAAACTCAAGAGAGAAGGTAATCTTCGTACAGAACTTGAAGTATGGAATGCTAATACACTGAACACTATTGATATTATCAGATGAATTTAACTCCTTTCCTGACCGATGGTATTCAACATCAAAAAACCATTCGCATTCTTGTATATCCCAACATCACATTCTCTAAGGATCTGACTAAGGATAGTTATATTCAGGTGATCACTAATATGATTGCTGAACTTAACACCATCAGAGATGACCTATTCTTTTACCTGGTCCTTCCTGAATATTTGGAATGTCTTGATTTTCCTAATACAAAGCAGTACTTCATGAAAGTGCCAACGTATCCACCTACGATGCGTTCACACTTTGATGTATTTCAGTTCAAGAAAATTGTTGGACATGATATTGATATTGATCTGGTGTTTTCACATCTTCCTGAACACACTCATGATGTCAAGAATGTTATCAGTAATGTAACTCATCATACTCCTGCTTACTTTGGATATTCACATTGGTTTGATCTAGATGAAGTTGTTGCTTGGAGTCATCCAAGTTTCAATCAAAACATGCTTGGTATTCTGAACATGAATCGGTGTTACATCAACACACAATCGCAGAAAGATCTTGTCTTGAATCAAGCATCGGAAGTATTCAACAGATCGACTGTTGGTACACTGGATGAAATTCTCACTGTACAACACCTAGGCGTTCGTAGAACAGATATTGACGGTACTATCGTACCATATAGAAAGACTGTCGTCTTCAATCATCGCCCAGAGACATATAAGGATTACAAAAATTTCATGTCGATCATGAAAGAACTTAGAAAACAGAGACAGGATTTTGATGTCTGGGTTCCTTTGCTTGAGAAATCTACAGAGAGTTGGATCTCTACAAAGAAATTTGACAAGAAAGGATATTACAAAAGACTGTCTGAATGCTGTGTTGGATTCTCACCTAAACAACTCTATGGTGGATGGAGTGTTTCTACAACAGATGGTTTGATGAATGGTTGTCCCTTCATCATGTATGACGCTGATTATTATCATGAACTAAATCCTACAGCTGATTTCTTCTCCACTAACGGTGAAGCAATTACTCTGTTGCATAAGTATCTTGATGATCCTACATATCGTGCTTCAAAGTCTGTGGAATCTCTAAGTCATTTGGAAGAAAATCTTGCTTATGAAGATGAGATTTTCATGATGAGTGAATACATTGATGAACTAGTTGGTACTCTTAAAAGCACAGAGACTGAAGTTACTGAAAAACTTGCAGATCTAATTAAGAAGAATGGTTCAATGACAAAGAGAGAATTGTTTGGCGAACATCTTGGATGGGGACGTGGAATTAAGTATGGACCTTACCGTCGTGCCTTATTGAATCATCCAAACATTTATGATATAATGGGTCCTCAACCAGAATACTGTTGGGTCGAATGAAAAAGTTTTTTCGTATTTGGAAATATAGTCTAGGAAGTTTCTCAGATGACAAAACCCACAGATATGACAACTACGTGGTTCTGGTACGGACTGCTATATTCTTTTCTTATCTCGTTACTAATTGTTTTATTATTGCAGGAGTGATCCGACATTGGAATTAAAAGACTGGCTTAACAGCATCAACACAACTAAGAAGAATCTGATTGACGAAGATTCTGATCTGGAAAAGAAGTATCCTGCATTCGTTATTAATCGATGTTTGTCTGGACACCTTGATACAATTCTTCTCGCCAACGAGATGAATATCAACAATCATCTAAGTCCTAAGTTACAATATGACTTTTTTATAAATATTGTGAGACCTAAGAAGCGCTTCGCTCCTTGGTTAAAAAAAGAGAAAATCAACTCTCTTGAATTGGTTAAAGAATATTATAGCTACAGCGATGAAAAAGCAAGAGTTGCTTTAAAAATCTTGACCGAGGATCAAATTGAATACATTAGACAAAGAATGGATC